GGCCCATAAAAGTTCAATGAACTTTTTGGAAATGATTTTGAGTCGAAATCCGATTTCAGCCGTCTGTTGATGTTTATCAATAACAGCCGTCTTTCGGAACAAAAAACTCAGATTCTGAATAGAATCGGCAATATAATCATTTCCTGGTATCGGTTTATAACTGGATCACCAGCTACACCTACTATTCTACTTCAGTCATCTTCCATACTCAATTAAGAGCTTAGGAGAGTCAAGTTGAATTCATCTTCCGTTCCTTTATTCCACAATTATTGTGTTAGATATAAGGCATTCGGTCGCTCTGAATCCACTATTAGTACTCTCCTCCACCTTTAATTGGAGATAGAATTAGACGTTAGTAGAACATTCCGCTCCCCCTACGGGAGCATTTCCTACGTTTTCGAGATCAGAAAGAAGTTTCTCTCGATCCACCACAAGTACTCCCTCACTTTCAACTAATTCAAGTAAAGATTGTTTTAAGACATTGTAGTCTTCCACAATCTTCTTCGAAAAGTCAATAGATTCGGGACATTCAGGTAGATCAAACTGCTTTGGTTCTAAACTTTTGGATAGTTGATTCGAGAAGTTTTCAAAAATCTCCGAATCAAACTGACGTGGAACATATGTTACCGGGATTTTCTTTAGAAAGTCTGGTTTCAGGTTCAAATCAGTGAAGTTTACAAGATATTTTCGTGAAACTTCCGTATCTATATTCAAGTTCATGGCCTTAGCTAGAAACAATTTTCTGAAAAGTTGATAATTGTACTCAGAGTTTCCATTTAAAAATAATTGAAAAAACGATTGGTCAATTGCATTTTGTAATTCCTTTTGGATTTTCACATCTTTAAATGGAACCTGAATAACTTGAAGAAAGGTTAAGGGTGGAAGATTTTCAATCTTTTGTCCCACAAAAAGATCTCGCAAATGTGAGTTCTTCATTAACCTCGATTTAACAAAAGGAAGGGCACGAGACGATAAAAAGTCTTCGTGAGATTCTTTGGATTCTAAAAAATCAAAGAACCCATCTTCCAATGTTTTCGAATCTTCAGATATCAACTTATCAATAGAAAGATAAGGGACTGATATACAACCAGACTTTGGTTTAATCTTCTTAAAGAGATCATGTAAATAAACAAGAACTTCGGTCCTACTGGACTGGGCACTTTGTTCATCACGATCCCCCCAAGAAAGAGCTAAACCTCCATGAGTTATAGGGACACGAATTGATCGAACTGTTAAAGACAGCTTCTTTCGATTTACAACCTTAAATAACTCTTGGATTTCACTGGTCGGTGTATCACCCATATTCATCTCTAGATCTCGGAGACATTCTCCTAAAACCTGAACACGACGATCTAAAACTCTTTGTTTACCAGAACTTTGAACATCTCCTCTTAATATCAATTGAGAGTTGACGGTTCCAAATTCTTTATGGACATAGTTCTTTCCTAGTGATAAACTTAGTCCGAAGTCTTGTACTCGATCTTTCCAAATTGGATAATTCTCAGCGGAAGTCCGCATAAGAATATCATCACCATTAATGAGATATTTCTCAGGTGATAACCCAATAGAACGAGCTGTACAATCATTCAATAAACAAAGTAAAGGGAATGATAGTAATGATCCCATCAATTGGCCCGATTGTTGGAGAACTGGTTCAAGACCAGACTCTTTCGGATAGACCAATAGATGTGGAGAAATTTCTTTCATCGCCCAACGTTTCGTAGGTTCGTGTTCAATGGACTCCAGAATTCCTTCTAATAAGGCTCTTGATGCTTCAATGGAAAAACTATCCGTCGCCGCAGTATAATCGCCTGAGATCCACACATCTTCCGGACTACTATTATTGTAGATCCTTTCGATGGCGGTTTCAAGACGATTTGTACCATGTGTCAAGCAAAACTGAGGTTCAACCCCCAGTGCTTTCCACATCGCACGTTGCAACGGTTTAAGACAAAATGTCTCTCCAATACCCGCCGTAATTGTTCTCACCTTGAGTGGTTCCGTAATTGGTTCCACCCTTACAGGTAAAGGATAATCTGGGGGGTAAGCATCAAATTCTAATTTGAAAGTATTCGAATCAGACTGACTCATAAGTGATGAACCAAATGATTCCGGAAGTAAGGGCTGTATCTCAGTTTTAAAGAGATCTCCCCCAATTCGGGTCGTAGTGTCATCAAAAGTCGATTTGATTGTCTGAGTCCAGGTTTTTCTAATGTTTTCATGAAAAATCTCTCGTCGCTTGAATTCTGCTTTTAGATTCTGCAAAAGGTTCGAAACGTCTTCGGGTTCCTCTTTCCAAAGGGCCTGAGTCCATTCTTTCCAAGTTGTAGATTCTGTAGCACGAAATGTGGGTTTCTTCTGGTAGTACACTTTTGTATATGCACCAGGAGTAAAGCCATCTTTCGAAATTCGAGCGCGTTCAAGATTTGCCTTCAAAGCACGTTTATTGTATAATAGATTTTCTGGTCGAACCCAAGAAGGATCTTCACGAAGACGGTAATATTCATTTTGTTCTACATAAAGTGGAACATGAATACGTCTCCAAAAAGATGCTTCATCTAGGATTTGACTAATTTCGGGATAAACAGAATTTAACTTCTCTCCATATTTTAGGTTTGAAGTTAGGATAATAATGGGACTATCGAATAGTTTCCCCTTATCTTCCAAATCTGCCATCGGCAAAACGTAAGGATTACAGGATACAAGAGTTTGGAACTCTGCAATATCCTTTCCTGACATTTGTTGCCCGAGATCATCCATTATCACAATGGGTTGGCTATTATAGCCGTCCCAAAATTCAACGTTACAGGTTCTTTCATACGTAAGGTCTTTTAACGGTAAGTTAGGAAACAAGGCTCTTAAAGAACTCAATATCTTTGGTAGAATTGAGCTTTTTCCTTGTCCTGGCTGACCAAAAAGTCCAATCACGAAAGGCTCCATTCTATCATGGGGATTTCCGATTCCAGCTGTCTGTTGATATTCATCAATAACAGCCGTCTTTCGGGAATTTCCGATTTCAGCTGTCTGTTGATGTTCATCAATAACAGCCGTCTTTCGGGACCCCATTCTAGTTTTAAGCCGGTCGTGGTATACAAGATCACCTTTCACTCCACCTCTATCACGAGGGAAGTGGCATGTGGCCTTATTCGTAGGTAAATAACCTTTTGAAGGATTATAGTACTTCGTTACTATCTTTCCAAACTCTAGACCTCTATTATAAAGATCTTTAAGAGCTTGGTCAGACACTCCGGGGTGTTCAGAAGAAAGTTGTTCGTGATGCTTTTTTAAGGCGTCTTGAACAAAACTTTTTGGAACTTCCTCACAAAGGACCTTCGATTGAAGCAGAGAAAAGAAAAATTTTACTTTTTCCTCTTTCTCAATCTTTCGAAAGTATCCCCGGAATTGTAGCGGAATAAGATCGAATTTATCTCCTTGAGGGAGTTCGATTTGTTCCAACGAAGAACTAACATGATTACATAAGGAGTTCTTGAAGCATTTAATTATACTCTTTTCATCTGTTATTCCCATTTTACATAAGGAATTATAAAGGTGAATAAAGATTTCAGAGAGGTGATCTTTGTTTCTTCTACTAAAGTACCCATTACGAGTCCTTTGAGAAAAAGCAAAGTTATCATGTTTCTTCATCTTTAGAGTAAGATAAAATGCCCAAGAAAGGCGTAGGGAGTGGATGATTCTCCTAAAGTCTTTAAAAACCAAAGGATAACATCCGGAAATAGTATCAAGTGGGATCGTATTAGATACGAGAAACTGAAGAAAGTTAAATTCTTTTCCTTCACGGTTTCTCATCATCTTAAAACGATCAACCACAGGTGTAGCTTGCTTTAAAATATTCCTTCTTGCGTTTGCACGGTCAATCAAGACTGTCCGACCTTTATGCTCATATTGAGCACAAGAGTCCACCAACGTGAGAAGAGATTTTAAAACACGATCTAGCTGGTGTTCTGCTCGAAAAAAAGTTTTTTTAAAAAATAAATCTTCGAATGAACTCCACTTACCAATACCATCCAGACATGAGTCATTAACTTGACTCGTAGCTGTGCCCTTATTCGGGGACACTTCCTGTGTTTGATGGTTACTAGCAAAATTTACGACTAAAGAGAGAGCTAATCTCCCTAGAAGTTGTGAAATGATTGTTACGATTTGGTAAATCAACAAAAAGAATGTGGGGGAACACTCCTCTTATATTCCAAAACCGAAATAAATATTCCAACGATCGACAGTTTACTGTCATTTTCTCTGGCTAACGCCA